GATAATGGACAAGACAGAAGACGGCAAGTTCAAAGAAGTATTGACAGTCAAAGGAAGATGGGGCATAGACGAGCAGGTTGAAAAAGTGGTTGATATGTATATAAAATACAAGCCAGACAGGGTCTTGTTGGAAGAAGTGGCTTTTCAGAAAATATTGCGTAATTTGATTATTAAAAAGTCAAGAGAAAGAGATGTTTATATCCCGATTACCAGAGCAGAGTTAGGGGTGGGAGACAATAAACGCCCCAAAGATAAAATGACCCGCTTATTACAGGTAATCCATTTGTTTGAGCAGAAACTTGTAGAAATTACTAATGAGGAAACAAAGCAAGAACTCTTGTCCTTTCCTTTTGGGGATTATGATGATATGGTTGATGTGTCAGTCTATAATCTTTATTGGCTTTGTAATTGGCAATCTGGCAAATCTATGGTAAAAAGAACAGAAGAGAAGATTATTCACGGAAAAGACTCTTTCTACATCCATGAAATAAGACCAGGTGTGTTTGTGGCAAAAATAGGAAAACCACCTTTTCCAAAAATTAAATCTAATTTTATAAATTACGATAAATGAGATTAACTCCCAGACAACAAAGAGCCAAAGATAGATATATGAGAAAGAAATATGAGAAAGATTTGATTCAACCTTCTGATGATAGTAGATTTAAGAAACATTATCCCAAACAATGGGCCGACATGGAAAAGACTAGATATGATTTAGAAATAAAAGCAAAACAAAAAAAAGAATCAAGAGATAAATTTTTTGAAAAATATAAAACTGGTATTTATAGCAAAGAAATGAGGAATATGTTAAAATTAGAAGAACAATTAGAACATGGCAGAAAATAAAACAGAATCACAACAATCTTTAGAGGACAAGGAGCAGTTTACTGCTTCAATGTCAGATGATGATTTAAAGAATCAGATAGATGTTTGGAGTAGGGAATCACAAAGCGTCTATAGTGCTTTAATTCCAATATGGGAACAGAACTTACAATATTATCATGGTGTTCAAACAGGTGTTGAACTAATAGGGGGAAGGCAGTCAAAAGCTGTGGAGAACAGAATCTTTATGGCAACAGAAACCATGATTCCTATTGCTACTTCAAGACTTCCAGATATTGAAGTCAGGTCAGGGGCAGAAGATGAACAATCGCAAATAGACGCAGGAGAATTACAGGACATTCTGGGATTTCATATGGAGAGATTAAGAATACAGGCTTTAGCAGAAAGATTCCTTAGATACATGATTGTTCTCAGATATGGAGTGTTTAAAGTAGATTGGGATTCTGACCAAGATGATGTTGATTTAAGGGTAATTGACCCAAGAAGAATAAGGATTCCAAAGTTTGGCAGAACAGTCAATGAATTGAAGTTTGTATTAGAAGATTTAGAATTAACTTATGACCAGCTGGTTGATTTTTTCGGCAAGGACAAAGCTGAAAAAGTAAGGGCAGAAGGGGTGAAAAAGGGAGTTTATTCTGATGACACTGCTACTGTTACGGACGAGACAGGACAAGAGAAAAGACAAATCAGAAAAGCTACATTTGCGGTCAGGGAAGTATGGACAAATGACTTTGTTGTGTGGAGAGCAGGAAGTATAATTCTTGACAAAAAAGAAAATCCTTTCTATAATTTTAAAAATAAGAAGAAGAACTTTTTTGAACAACCCAGAAAGCCATATATCATAAAATCATTGTTTGAAACTTCAGAAAGTTTGATAGGAGATACAGATTATATCCAGCAAATGATTTCTGTTCAGGACAATATCAATAACAGAAAACGCCAGATAGAAAACATTATAGGTAAAGTAGCTAATCCTCCTTTATTGATAGATTCAGATGTGATGTCAGAAGAGCAGGCATCTTCAATTACTAACGAAGAAGGATTGATAATTTATGGGAAAGATGCGGCTTCTGGCACTAAGATAAGGTTTGAAGCACCAGGACAAGTTCCAAACTATGTATTCTTAGACTTAGAAGGTTCAAGAACGCAATTTGACAATATATGGGGGATTCACTCAACCACTAGAGGCGAGAGAGAAGGAAGGGAAACATTGGGTGGGAGACAATTATTAAGAGCAGCTGACTTGGGAAGAATAGATTTAGTAGCCAGACAATTAGAAAGAGCACTTGATGAAGTAGGCGAATGGTTTACACAATTGATTAAATTGTTCTATACTGAAAAAAAGAGCTTCTCTATATCAGGGGAAGATGGCACAACATTTATTAATAATTTTACAAATAAAAAGGTTGGTGAAGGTGTCAAGCCAAGATTAGTTGCTGGTTCAACCCTGCCTAAAGATGAAATAACCCAAAGGCAGGAAGCTATCCAATTATGGCAATTACAGGCAATAGGGATAAGAACTCTTTACAAGAGATTAAAGATGTCCAATATCCCAGATGCTGTAGATGACTTTATAAATACAAAATCAGGTGCTATATTTCAACAAGGAGGAGGAGGAATGGGAGGAGGAATGGGGGGACAGGGATTTCCACCTCAAGCACCACCACAACAACCATTAAGACCACAAATATAATATGCCATTCAAAAGTTACAAACAACAGGCTTATATGTTTGCCAAACATCCCAAAATAGCAAAGAAATGGGCTAAGGAGTATGGCACAAAAAAGAAACCAAAAGGATATAAACCTGGGCCAAAATTATCAAAGATGGCTAAAAAAGCCAGAAATAAAAGTCGAACATAACAAGAGGAGACACACCTCGTAAAAAAAGCGTGAGGAGACATACCTCTCTAAAAAAGCGTATACCAATATGGTAGATGAAAAAATAAACGGAGACCCATCAGCTCCAGAGGAACAAACAGTTCCTAAAGGCCGTTTCGATGAAGTTTACAAAAAACACAAAGAAACGGAAGAGGAGCTTCAGACTCTTAAAGCTGAAAAAGGAGAGACCTTAACTCCTGAACAGCAAAAGGAGAGACAAGCCAAAACTTTTCTTAAAGGATTAGTTAAGGAACAGCTCGAAGAGGAAGCGAAAGAAAGAAAAGCTGCAGAAACTCAGGAACAGAAAGAATTTGAAAGTAATGTTGATGATGTTCTTGCCGTCAATACAACTATTGATAGGCAGGTATTTCTGAAGTTTATCGAGGACAACTCTGATAAATACGGCATTACTACTGTTACTGGGGCAATGAAGCTTTACAAGGATTTGAATAAAATCAAGGACGAGACAGTTGAGCAGACGAAAGAAAACTTAGCTGCCAAACCTAAACTTCCCAAATCTGCAGGAGTTGGCGATACTACGCCAGATTACTCAGGAGATAAAAAGAAGAGTTATGAACAAGTTACTTCTGAAATAATAGAAGAGGCTGAAGCAAAAGGTCGCAAATAACTTTAAACACAATTAAATATTATGCCAGCCGTATCCGCATTCGTTACAACAACAACACAAACTAGGCTTTTACCTAAGGTTGTAGACCAAGTCTTGAATGGAAATGTTCTTACAATGAGACTGTTAAGACAGTCTGTGCCTTGGAGGACTGGAACTCAAATTAATATTGCTGTAAACCTTTCAGATATTACTGCTGTTGGTTCATACTTTGGTTTTGATGCTTTATCAACAACCCAAGAAAACATCAGACAGCGAGCTGTATTTAACCCTAGCCAATATTATGTTTCAATTCCTATTTCAGGGATTCAAACTGCTATTAACCAGGGAGACGCAGCTGTTATTAACTTAGTTGCCACAGAGATTGATTGGAGAGCAAAAAGGCTCAGAGACTCAATGGGAGATGGAGTTTACAGTGATGGAACTGGAAACGCAGGAAAAGACATCTTGGGGATAAGAGCAGCTATCGATGATACTACTCTTGTTGCCACATACGGTGGTATTAATAAGACTACCTTTCCAAGATGGAACGCAACAGTTACCGCACAGGTAGGAGCTTTAGGATTACCTAACTTGGCTGCTGACTTCGATGCTGCACAGAGAGGAGATGATGCCCCAACATTAATGGTAACTACCCCAGCGGTATTTAGCATTTATGAAGCATTATTGACTCCAACAGTATCACA